AGGAACTAATGCTACAGAACGATAAAGTGAATAAGGACGACTTTAACTGTCCTAACCATTATGCAAAACTGGCATTTCAGGCGGGGGAAAATAAGGCTTATGCCTTTATCCTGTCTCTCTTGCCTAAACCTTGACCAGAGGAATTAAATGTCAGATACAGTATTTGAAGGGGTGACCACTCCTGTTACACAGCCTCTTACGACCACAGAGGCACCGTCGCTGCTTACGGCCCTAGTAGGGGAAACACAGAAGTATAAAACACCAGAGGAACTAGCCAAAGGTTATGCCAATGCAGAGGAATTCATTAACACTCTCAAGAGTGAGAATGCTTCTCTTCGTACACAGGTACAACAGGCTAAGAGTTTTGATGATGTTTTAGCCAAGTTGGGTGAACGACAAAGTATTCCTGATGACACTCAGGTTGAACAAGTTTCTACTGAATCAATTGCTCAAATTGTGCAACAACAGATTACTGGAATGGAAGCCGCTAAGACAAGTAAGGCCAATCTCCTGAAGGCTGACAAGGCCATGAAGGAACGGTTTGGTGAAAAGGCAGGTGAAGTATTTGCCCAAGTAGCTGCAACTCCTGAACTTAAGGAAGTGTATACAAAACTAGCAGCAGTTGATCCGGATAAGTTTGTTGCTTTGTTTGCTCCACAACAAGACTTCGCAGGGAATCAAGTTGATGTGAGTACCGTGAACACCGCTGGTGCTTTCCAAGCATCTCCGCGTGTTGAAGAATGGAGTAAGGCATGGGTTACTAAGGTCCGTCAGGACAACCCTAAGAAGTATTGGAGCAGTGGTTTCCAAGCTGAACTTGCTCAGAATGCAACTAAATATTTTCGTTAAGGAGAAAATAAATGGCTGGTATGGATTATTCAAAGGTTAATGAGAACCTAGTACGCTCAGAACTCTGGTCAAGTGAACTAAAGGATGTTCTGCAAGAACGTCTAATGGCCGATGGCATGGTGCGTTGGCTACAAAACTTCCCAGATGGTAATGCTCTAACCATTCCCTCAATTGGTGAACTACCTATGCGAGAAGTATCAGAGGGCACTCCTGTTGCCTATGATGCCATTGACACTGGTGAGTTCCAACTAACAATTGATCGTTATGTTGAGAGTGGCACCTACATCACCGACAAGGCAAAGCAAGATGCCTATTACGCTCAACAACTCATTGGCATGTTCCCTGCCAAGATGCGTCGTGCCCTAGATGAGAATATGGAAGGTTCTGTTCTTTCTCTAGCTAATACCCAAACTATTAGTGATCCTAATAGCATTAACGGTGCTTCACATCGTTTCATTGCTTCTGGTTCATCAAATACCGTACTTGCACTAGATGACTTCTCTAAGGCTAAGTATGCCCTAGATAAGGCTGCTGCATTCGGTTCTCGTGTTGCAATCATTGATCCCTCACAGGAATACGTGTTTAACAACCTAGTGGGTGCTCAGGCATTCATTAACAACCCAGCATTCCAGGGTGTTATTCAAACTGGTTTCAGTGATAGTGGTATGCGCTTCATCCGTAACTTCTTTGGCTTTGATGTGTATGTTAGTAACTTCCTTGCTACACCCACTGACACCGCTATTAACGCTGATGCTCGTGGTTCTGTCTCAACCCCTGCTACCCCAGTCAGCAACATCTTCATGACCACTGGTGGCGATCTAACCCCCTTCGTAGGGGCCTATCGTCAGATGCCTCGTGTTGAATACGAGCGTAACAAAGACTTACGTCGTGACGAGTATGTTATGAATGCTCGTTTTGGCCTAAAGCTCTATCGCCCAGAGTGTCTAGTGTCAATCATCACCAAGTCAACTATCTAAGTAAAGGAGTTTATATATGGCTCGCAAAGGTTCATGGTCTAATCCTGACGGTCTTGTCGTAGGTTTTGGTCCCAATACCCCTGAAAAGGGTGCTCAAACTACCGAGAGTGACAACTCCCCTGTAAAGGCTGCTGTTATTCGCTTTGACTACACCCAAGTTAATACTGCTGCCACTGGCTCTATTAACTGGACTGCACCAGCAGGTAGTAACGTAATTGCTGTAGAACTGGTTGTAGATCAGGCATGGGCTGGAGGCACTGCTCTAATCTTTGGTGACGCAACAACCACCACTGGTTTCATTGATGCCACTCAAGGTGCCCTGGCTAACCTAACCGCTGGCGCTAAGCTTGTTGGTTCTGGTGTCTATACCAAGGGTGCTACTGATGCTGTTGCTCAGGAATTCAAGGTGTATGCGGCTGCAACTGTAACCAGTCTACTTCGTACTGGTACTTTCACTGCTGGTTCAGCAACTCTGAAGATCACTTACATCTAAACAATGTAAGTTGGAGACCCTGTGGAAACATAGGGTCTCCCTTTTTATTTAGGAGAAACATGGCCACGATTCAACACTCTAGTATTCCAGACGGACAAAGGCACGAACCAAAAGGTATTTCCACTGCTACCAATAAACAAGTTTATGTTGCTAATGGAAGTGCTAGTGGTGCTTGGTCAAAACTAGGGCCTATTAGTTTAGCTGGTGTAGCAACAAATGGTACAGCAGGACAGTTCGTAGCTGTTGATGGTACTGGTAACTTTGTACTTGCAACTGCTGCACATGGTTCTATTTATTTCTATAACGTAGGTACTCCCTATGTATTAACTTATCCTTCCACAGCAACTAAGATTGCACCGACTACAATTATTAAATCAGGTAATGTTCTTATTACTGGTGATACCAGTGGTAGGCTTACTTATAATGGTCTAGCACCAACTTCTATTGACCTTGTATTCAATATCTCAGCAGATCAAAACGTAGGTGCAATTCGTGATTTAGAGTTCTCCATGTTTAAGAATGGAGCAGTTATTCCAGGTAGTCAATGTATTGTTACAACCTCAAGTGGAGAGAAACACGCATTCTCTATGCACGCTGATGTACAGGTTGTATTGAATGATTACTTAGAAGTGTTTTGTAAGAACTATGGCGCTAGTGGTGATGTACGTATCTTTGCTTTCTCACTATTTGCTACTACTGCTGGGGCATAATTATGAAGATGAGTCTTCTAGATATTACACAGAATATTCTTAGTTCCCTTGACTCTGACCCAGTAAGTGATATTGATGAGACAGTTGAGAGTCAACAAGTGGTTGAGATTATTAAAGAGAGTTACTATGAATTGATGAGTTCACGTCAATGGCCTCATCTACGTGTCTTGACAACTCTAATAGGTCTTGGTGATGTAAGTAATCCTACCAAGATGAAGATTCCAGATACAATGAACAAGACCTATTGGGTGAAATACAACGAGGTTGAAATGACCTACTTGACACCTGATGACTTCAACACTATGATTGCTCTAAGGACCCCAGGGTCAACAGTAGACTCTAATGGTTATGGTTTACTTAAAGACCCTAGTTACTATACCTCTTATGATGATGTATATTTAATCTTTGATTCTAGGACTTCTAGTTTAGATAACACATTACAACAAAGTAAGAGTAAGGTGTATGGGGTTAAGGAGGCATCTTGGACTCTAAGTAATACCTTTACTCCTGATATTCCAGAGAAGTTCTTCCCTGTATTACTTGCTGAAGCTAAGGCTCAAGCCTTTGTAAACCTAAAGCAACAGAGTAATGTTAGAGAAGAACGTAAGGCACAACGAGGCAGGGTTATGATTAGGAATGAAGCCTGGAAGAATAAACTAGGTGAACCTGTATATAACTCTAAAGTCAACTATGGTAGAAAGTAAGTAAGGAAACAACATGGCAACCAAAAAAGAAATCCTATCAGCACGTATTGCATCTGGAGAACAAACACTAAAGGTTTATAACGAGAGTCCGTATAAAAATAAAGCAATGGATACTAAGACACGTAAAGACATTACAAGTACATTACAAGAAAATAAACGAGAACTAGAAGATGTTACTAAATTAGAGGATGTAAACAAGCATAAAAAAGGAACCATGTAAATATGGCAACCAAAAAAGTAACATCTGCTCCTTATAGGAAAAAAGAATCTTTTTTAGAAGAATCCGAAAACGAAATTAAAGCTAATAAAGCAGCAGATTTATATCGCCCAGGTCGAGATGCTATTGAAAATGTTTATCCAGAAGAAGCACTTGTTCCTGCTGCACGTAGCGTAGCAAAAGGAACAAAGAAAGTAGTTGAAACTGTATCTAATAAACTAGATATGGTTACACGTCCAAAAGTAAGTAATACAGTTGTTCGTCCACAAGAAACAAAACAAACGCTTTTTTCTGGTAGGATTCCAAAAAGTGAAGAAGACGTTACTCATGCTTATAGAAAAGTTTCTTCTCGTGAATTAAAAGACATTACAGATTCTGGGTTTGCTAGGCGAGACCCTAATCCAGAGTTATCAAAACGTACTTGGGAAGATGATAACAAATGGTGGAGTGCTGGGGATAAAGAAGGCACCTATGGACGGAACTGGAACAAAGGTGATGGCACAACTATTCGTACTACAAAAGATAAAGTTCCTGAAAATCGAGCAGTACGCTCTAAAGATTTAGAAATTCTTAATCCAGAAACAAAAGCATTTGAACCATTAAAAGATGTTAACAAGCATAAGTGGAAAGGAATTATGTAATGGCAACCCTTAAACAGAAAGAACAACAAGATCTTAAAGACTTCTTTGCTAAGGCTGAAAAGAAAGTAGAAGAAGTAGAGGTTACTGTTAAATATGAAATGCCTGAAGAACCTAATAATCTTAAAGATGTGAACCAGCATAAAGGTAAAGGATATATGAAATGAGTGATGTTAAATCTACTATGGATGGTATTTATGCTCGTAAGCAAGAGAAAGTATTAAAGGATAAGGCACGAGAGATTGAGAAGAAAGAGAATGGCTTTATTAATAGTCTCTTAGTTGAATACCTCCCTACTGGCCTATATCGCTGTCGTTATGAACTTGGTGGTCCAGTGCCAGCAGAGTTTGAGGGTAACTTCACCAATCGTCAACGTCTAGTATCCCTAGCAACAAGTCGTTGGGGTAATGCTAGTAAACTTAAGTTTGCCTAATATATGTCAGCACAAGGTCACGTTGAAGATAGTTTCTCCTTTATCAAGGGACTGGTAACCGAGGGTGGGTTCTTTGTTCACCCAAAGAATGCTTGGAAAGAGGGCTTTAACGTCACACCCAACGTAGACGGCTCTATCGAGCGCAGGAGCGGTTTAGACTACGAGGTGCTACCCCAGTACTACCCTGCCTCCATTGACGCCTCTGAGCGCGATCTATGGGCCTTCACGGTGGAGTCCTGGAGTGCTGTAGGGGGCAATGGCAACCTAGACTTCTTTGTGGTGCAACTTGGGCCTGAAGTTCACTTCTACGAAAGTGCTACAGGAACCATTAGTGCCCAGAAGAAACCATTTACTATTAATCTAAGTGACTTTGCATTTACAGGTCGTGCAAATATACCTGGTCAAGGACTTATTAAAGCAACATCTGCTTATGGTAAGCTTATTATCACTAACAAAGATTGTGAACCAATCCTAGTTATTTATAAACCTGCAACAGATACAGAAGATGAAAGTATTACAACCACTAAACTAGAATTAATTATTCGTGACTTTGATGGAATTCGTAGTCCAAAGGCAGTGACAGAGGAACTAACACAAGCAGAATGGACTACAGCATCCTTCTGGCCTCAAGCCATCTATAACCTATATAACCAAGGGTGGTCAGATACACAGATCAATGCTTACAAGGCTGCTAAACTAGATAAACTACCAGCCAATAGTAAGGTATGGATCTATGGTAAAGATACTAGTGATAATTTTGATGTTGCTGTATTAAGTAAACAAGACTTTGGTACGATGACTGCCCCTAAAGGTAGAGCATTTCTTAATGCCTTTTATCAGGATAGAGAGGCAGCACTAACAATTCTTATTGATACTAATACAGCAAATGATGTTATTTCTGATACAACTGCTGGATCTGTATTTAATGATAGTTATCCAGCCTGGGAACCAGGATTTAATAGTGGCCCTTAATTAAAGGCATGACATGACATTACCTGTTAATTATGAAACTACTCGCCCTCAGGTCTGTGCCTTCTTTGCAGGACGTGCCTGGTATGCTGGTATTAAAAGTAGTGAGAAGAGTGGATGGGTGTTGTTCTCTCAGATTGCTACCGACTTAAGTAAATTCAATAAGTGCTATCAAGAGGGTGATCCAACATCAGAGGTATTTAGTGATCTTGCAGATAACGATGGTGGCATTGTTGTTATCCCTGATGCTGGTGAAATTGTAGAACTTAAAGCATTAGGGCCTTCACTCTTAGTATTTGCTACCAATGGTGTGTGGCAAATCATTGGTGGAGACATGGGATTCAAGGCTACTTCATACAGTG